GCAGCATTTGAAGTCAATCATATGGGTAGATGGGGAGCAGGACTAGAATCTGGATCTTATGCTCCAGTGTTAATTCTGCCGTTAGATGATTATAAAGATTATTTTATTGAAAAATATAAAAAAGTTGATCCTATATTCGAGGGATATAATAATCTCACAGTGTTTATGCATGTCTGGTTGCCAGGAAGTCAAATTAACTTCCATCACGACGCACCAGAAAATTCTCAAAGATTAAGTAGTACAATTTACTTAAATCCATCGTGGAATTGGAACTGGGGCGGATTTTTTCTTTATGATGATCCTCAATTAGGGCAAGGTTGGGTTTACCCGCATGAGAATTCCATGATTTGGTTTGTTCCTCCATTGTGGCATGCCACATCTATGGTAAATGCACACGCCGAATTTCCTAGATTAAGTGTGCAATTATTTTTTAGCAAAGGATAATTATGCAGTTAGACCATTGGTTTCCGTCTACAATTGGTCGCAGCTATCACCCTGAATGGATTGATCCTTTAAATATTCTTGTTGATGAAATTTTTAATGATCCAAACAAAGAAGTAAGCACAAGTTTTTATTACAATGGAGAAACAACTTACGGTGTTAGATCGTTATTTAATGATCCTAAATTTAGCAAATTCGGTGAATTTGTATTAGAAAAAGGTAAAGAGTTTTTAGACATGCAGGGGTACGATTCCAAAAGAATAAATTGGCGTCCCTACATGTTTGCTAACAGTTTTTTAAAAGGTAGTAATCATCCCAAGCACTTACATAGTCAATGTACTCTAAGCGGAATTTTTTATTTAAAAATACCCAAAGGCAGCAGTAACATCACGTTTTATCCTAATCAACCTTTTAAAGACTTTTTCGATTACATGTACGCTATCAAAGATCCTTCTAACTGGTATAGCTTACAATCTACTACATATGTTCCTCATTCAGGCATGTTGTTAATTTGGCCTGCTTGGCTGTACCACGAAGTCGTACCTAATAACAGCGAAGAACCAAGAACAAGTATTGTTTTTAACTTATAAATTTTCTTGAATCTCTAATTTTTCTTTAGTCTTACTATGCCTTAGTGTTCTAAATACTCCAGGGTGTAAAGGTATAGGACTGTTTTTAAGTGGAGCCCAGCAAAATCCAATGTGTTCGTCGTTGAGATCTGGAATGAATTCTTCTTCCACTTTTACAAGAAATGTTTGATAAGCGAACTTACCGTTAGTACTCACAAAACTTTCCAATGCAACGTACTTTGCACCAGTAATTTCACCGCCCAGTTCCTCTAGTATTTCCCGTTCTAAACAGTCATTAATAGATTCGTTTGCTTCAACTCCTCCGCCTACAATCCCCCAAGTGCCTGCAAACTTACCTTTGTTTCTTAAAAGAAACAAATATCTTTTAGTTTTAGTACAGTATATAAATGCGCCACAATTTTTATTCATAGTCTAATCTGCCATTTTCCTGCAGGATAATAACCTTCATAGCTTTTTGACCAAGTATTTCCACTCCATCGATATTGAATTCCTGTAGTAAGATTTGTGACATAAAATATTGTGGTCTCGTATTGGCTGTCAAATACTACACTCCAGTGTTGGCCGTTAAACTGAATAATATCGTTAGCCTTAGCTTCCAGTGGAGTGTCATCTATTCCAGTCCAATTATAAGCAGGTTGAACACTTGAATTTAGACTGTAATCATTTACTAATAGATATCTGGTTCCTGTAGCTAAATCCTGCAAATCTCTATTAGGTCTAGATGTTAAAGGATCGATGATAGCATTAATTGGAGGAAGAGTGTTTACGGGAATAGTATCTAAATCAACGGACCATAACAGAGTAGTATCGTCTATTGGGTTGTATGCAACAGTTCCGGTTACTTCGTTTCCATCTTCTAGTTCTAATGTTATTGTGCTTGAACCATTGACTAAATTTCCGTACACGTTAATTAGGTCACGCCATGGTTCATCGGGACCTTGTTTACTTGTTACTGAAGTGAATACAACACGATCACCAATATTTCCGTTGATAATATTACTAGCAAAAACTTGGTCGCCATCGGTATTCAACACTAAACAATTAGGCACTGTGCTTATTGTAGGGTTCGCGTTTCCTGCAATACTCAAACTAGTAATTACCATGTTAGACGTTATGTCATCTGTGTCTGTTACAAAAAATGTAGCATTAGCAGTAACATTAGCAGTAAGTTCTTTAATTACCTGTACCCCAAACGCATCATTAACTGGTTGATTATATTTTACAAGTTTAAGTTGATTACCTAACAATATGACTCCATATTGTAACGGTGTAAAATACTGTCTGCTTAACAGTAAATTTTCTTCATATAGTGAATCGTTTAGGTCTCCGTTACTGTCGTAGATGCTAGCAATAATTTTTTGAATTACTCCCATTTTCTTTACTAATGCAGGACTACTAATAAAAATAGGAATTTCAAAAGTTAGAGTGGCTACGTCGATAGGTGACTCAGTTCCAACAGGTACTGTTCTAGAACTGAAATTAACCGACGTTAACAAAACATACGTTATACTTGTCCAGTCTATATAATTGTCGGTGCTTTGAATTTCAAGTGCAGGATTAAAAAGAGTACATAATTGTTCTAACAACTGTAATTTCTGTTCGGTATTACTAGTCCATATATCCAAACTTAGGGTTAGTCTGTAAGGTACTGGCATTAGACGTTCTATGCTCAAAGTGTCACCTTGTGTAGTTGAATACGTACCGGTGTTAGCATTAAAATACCTTTCTCTTACATTCATTTTACCTATGTAAGTTGGGTTTTGAACTCGTTCTCTGTCGTAGGTTAATCCTGATACATAAACAGCCATTGCAGGCACGGCATTTAAGATATTTTCACTGTTCTGTTTAATAATGTTTGCTGCTTGTCTGCTGCTGTCTCCATAAATAACCGGAACACGTTGTAACGCACTGACGCCATTTCGATCTTTGCCAAACTCGACCTGAAAGTTTGAAACCATACGCATAAACTGAATGATATATCTTCTTATTTGTTGATCGTAGAAAAAGTTTTGTAAACTCATATATTAGTCCTGTAACAAGAAGTTTATCAATTGTTGTCCGCTTTTGGCGTTAAAGCCTTGCTTAAACTTTGTCTTGTAGGTAATGTCTTTCCTTCATTATTTACATATGTGCTAGAGTCATTGACAAAGATACTTCTTTGTGTTTTATTATTTGGTCCTGGGGTAAGGTCTGTTCTGACCGAGTCTTCAATTCTTACCCATTTAGTTCCATTAAATCTGAACAATCTGTTAGGAACGTAATCTGTTCTTAAGACGTAATCTCCAATTATTGGACTTTGAGGAAAACTGGTACCTGCAACAACAGGCCAGCCATTAGGGGGATCCCCGTCTCCACCTAAATATGCTGGAATATTGGTGTCTGGGGTAGTTGGATGTGTGCTAGCAAAGTCCGAAGTAGACGATACAGTCATCGATGTAACATCTACAGTAACTCCGGTGGGGTCACCTGGACTACCGTCAGGATTAATTGGTTCAACATAAAGTTCATCTACATTAGTGCCGCTTTTAGGAACATCGATCTGCGCTTGAGTTATGATTGCATCATTGATTTGAATCAATTTATCTAATGTACTAATATAATTTCCTATAGGTGTATTATTTGCGTCACCTGCTGTTATGGTGTTTAAAATATCTTTATATTCTTGACTATTGACTAATGGCGATAATTTTACTCGCCAAAGATGTGGATACCATGTCTGACTAAATCCTTCTGCGGCAAACGTAGCGTCTTCTACGACATAATATCTCTTTAGTAAACCAGGAAGATCATTATTCAGCGGATAATAATCCTTTTTATGCGGAAGTTCTAATACATCTCCCGACATTATTTTTCTGCCTAGTGTTTGTACAGTGTCATTTAAATGAAATGTCATATAAAGTGTGTCTGCACTTAGAAAAATACCAAATTGTGTTAAGTTAAAGTCGTTATCGTTAACAGTATAGACGCCTCTAATCGCATAAACATTTGCGTCATATTTTCTGTCTCTATTTTCTAAAAATAAAAGGTCTTGAATATTCAAAGCACTTTGATTTTGATATATCGGTTGAGTACCATCCTTCCAAAAAATATTTAGGCTTGTACCTGTACTGATGCTAGAAGTTACATTAGAACTCAAAGTAACAGTATTTGCAGACACATTTGTACTAAAAATAACAGTGTTAGATCCTATACCTTGTCCTTGCACTGTCTGTCCGGGACTAAAAGAAGAAACATTAGAGAAGAATAATACTCTGCCTGATGCAGTATTTGAAGTTGTTACATATGCATTACTTTGATTATTGGTACCTAGATATTTGTGTAAAAAGACTCCAGTGCCTCCAACAGTAAATTGTTCGGAAATTACCTTATCAAAAAATTTGTAGTCACTTGTGTGGCGATCACGCCACATACTTAGTCTAGGCATAATAAATCTCAAATATAACTGTATTTATGGGTCGATTGACATTAAATATCTAGTATAGTATAATAATAGTTATGGATCCGTCAGACTATTTTGATTTGATACCGAGAATAGAATCATGTAGATATCGCATCATACATTGGAAATCTCATACCGCAAAAAAAGATCTGATGATTATGCTTAATAGTATTACCAGATTTCATTCCAAAGTAATGTTTGACTTGATTTTTTCTGCAAAAAAAGGTAAACTTACACCTCAAACAGAAGAATACCTGGTTCAACTAACTGACTTAGTAACAGCATTAGAGCAACATTTGTTAATTGCAGCCCTAACAGAAAGAAATTAAAATGCCTACAGTAGCCGGCGTAAAAATCAAAGCCAAAACTCGTAAAGTTCGTAATCCTTTGTATATGGATGAAAAATATACAGGATCGGAACCAGAATGGTCAGAAGATGCGTCAAAGTTAACTGATCAAGAGTTTGATCGTGCTCTGCGTAAAAGTTTCAATTTTTACAATTACTACCATACTCAAAAAGATACAAAAAAATTTGTCGAAGACTGGGTGAGAAAATCAGGAGTATTCACAGCAGAACAAATCAAAAAGTTTGAGAAAGCTTCAGATCGAAGTATCCCAATGACAGCCTGTAGTCTTGCAATGGCTATAAGGGCTGGAATGCCGCCTAGAGAAAGGCACATTCAATTTTTGAAAGATAGTGTTCTGAAAGCTATCTCTGAGGATATCGAAGTTAGTGCAACAAGAAAAGAGGAAAAGCCTGTTGTTC